ATGTTAAGGTCTCACTTACAATGAATAGGATGAAGAATAATGATTTCAATAAGATGCAAAGATTGCAATAAAGAATTAACAGGACACCCATCAAAAACAGTCACTTGTGGATGTCCTAATATGGCAACGATCCGTGGAGATAAAGTTTCAGCAGTTGACTTATCTCGTATTGTTATGCTAAACTCTATTCAGAAAGAACAAAAATCAAATGTTCTGACTTCACAAGATATTGCCTGGCAAGAGGCAAGACGCCAACGCAAAGTAAAGCGTTTGGATTTTGAGGTTCGTTGAACCTATTACTGGAAAGAGTCCGGTTGGTCGAGGACACCGCCTTGAAAGCGGCTGGGGTTAACGCCCTCGCAGGTTCGATTCCTGTTCTTTCCGTTAAGATAACTTACAAATTTAATAATTTCTTCAACAGTGTTACGATATGAACACAAAAAGTTGACTTTGAAGTGTCTGTGATTAGTATATAATAGTATCACAGGGACAAACCTATGGATCAACACACCTATGAAAATTGGGTGAAGATCAAGGCAACTTTTGAAGCCTCTGGTAACACCAATAATATGTTTTATTATAGAGCATGTGAGATTTTAAAAACCCGCAAAGATCCTCTTGCAAAGTTTCTTGGAGACGAGAAATGATGCACGAACAAGAAGAGTTTATTACCCGTTCTGAAGTTCAGGAGATGATCGATGATGCTATCAGAAGACACAACCGTAATGCTTCTATCATTAGTATGTGCGTCGGTTGGGTGGTTCTTGCTTTATTTGCTGAGGGACTTTTAAGATTAGTTGGTGTTATTCCTCCTCTATTACCCTGGTTAAAAATATCCTTATAGAGAGAATGGTAAGATTCACCGAAGAAGACTTACAAGAACTATACCAAAGAGTTTTTCAACAGAAAATGGATGAACTCTTTGAAGAACCATCAACTTACGAGGACGAAGAAGATGACTAAAACACTTTTTGTATTATCCTTAATATATTTTTCTACAATTAGTTTGTGGATTTATTGGGGACTTAATTATGCATATGTCAAATAAACAAAGATACAATTTTGCAATGTCTTCTTTTGTGAGAATGTATGGGCACAATATTGTAAACAATATAGATATTAAACAGTTTTGCAAAGAATGGTCTATTTGGAATGTTAACGCCCCTTTACAAGGACTTGACGAAGTTGACCAATACATGTATTATGAATACAAGAACTGGAGAGGAAGATGATTTTCCACTTGGTTGAAACCCTAGCAGCAAGTCCTTTCTTTCTTTTTCTTTGTGGAATGGGATTGACAGTTGTACCTTTTGCTGGTATTATGTACATACACAAAAACAAGTAACGGGGTGTAGCGCAGCTTGGTAGCGCATCTGCTTTGGGAGCAGAGGGTCGCAGGTTCGAATCCTGTCACCCCGACTCATAAAACTTCACTTTATGAAAATGTATCCAGAACTTTCAGATCTCCAAAAATTTACGGTTGAAGAGTTTCAAGCAGATTTTGACAATCTAATACAAAGAGTAGAAAATGGTGAATCGTTTATTATTACTGATGGAGAAAGAAGCGCAGTGATTGTTCCATACAACGAAACCATAAAGTTTGCAGTAGAATCTGATGTGGACGACGATGTGATACGAATACACACCGACCACGAAGAAGGTTCTTGACAAAGCGTTCCAGATCCGCTATTATAGATCTGGATTCAGGGGAGTATAGCTTAATGGTTAGAGCGGGCTCCTTATAAGGGCTTAGTCTGGGTTCAACTCCCAGTATTCCCATTACATAATTTTTATAAATAATTATGTATATATTCATAACACCAATATGTTTACTTTAATATCTACCTGTCATAATTGTGGTTGTGATATATTAAATGAAAGAGTCACAAAAGGACGACTAAAAAAATGGTGTAGCAATGCTTGTAGACAAAGATGGCGTTATAAAAACGACACAAACTATAAACCTAAACAAGTACAAAGAAACACTTACGAAAGACAAAAAAGAGTTTCTTATGAAAGAAAATGGGAAGCAATTCAAAATAAAGGTGGAAAATGTCAACAGTGTGGTGAAAACAGACCAGCAATGCTGTGCTTTCATCATAGAGATCCATCACAAAAAGAACTAAATCTTGATGCTAGAAGATTTGGAAATACAAAGTATGAAACTCTAAAAGAAGAAATAGACAAGTGTGATCTTTTATGTCATAATTGTCATCAAGAACTCCATAATGGAAATTCTTGGAATCAATTTTTACAAACGCTCGTCTAGCAATCTGTCGAATGCAGCGTTCTCATAAAGCGCCGAAGAGGGGTTAGATTCCCCTGACGAGCATAGGACAGAAACTCTACTGTCCACCTTGACTTCTTCAAGTCAACCCCTTATAATACTAAGGTCAACATTCAAAACAATGACTCTCACAGCAAAATTCAAGAAAGACATCCAAACTCTTCGTGGAGCAGCAAACGGTGACTTCTACCTTGATGTAAAGAATCCGAAACTCTACAAAAAGGTTCGTCGGTACTATGAGAACGAAGGTGTAGTATTCTCTGGTGATCCTCTAGATGACTATGAAATGCTTATGGAATATGTTCTTGCTGATCTCGAATCTGTAGAGGTGGCATGAAGACAAAAGTTCTTCTTGAACGAGAAGGATATCGCTTTATTGAGGCGGGTATCCTTGAAATCAACGGTAAACCTGATTACCGTATGCAAAAACAAAACGAGTATACCAAACGCTGGAATGACATTTATCTTTTTGATAATGTTTTACAATGTTCTACTGCAATGGAAGATATTGAATATGCGAAATGGTTAGATCCAGATCGTGTTCCTTGTTATGTGAGAGATGATGATGAGTAAATAGTCACGGATGGACTTTAACAGCACTGGTCGGGAGCAAAACCCCTTATGTCTAAATCTGATTTGCTTCGGTGGATTGGAAACATTCTCCTTATAATTGGTTATCAAACTATGTTGTGGGGAGAATTTAAATACGGTTTAATGATAAAAGTTATTGGGGGACTACTCACAATACCTTTTGCTATTAAACTAAAACTTTGGGATGTATTATTCTTATGTGCATTCTTTGGTATTACCGAGATATCAAAGTTAACCCAACTTTTCTTAGTTTCTCAAAACTAAGTGGTGGAGTCAAATGACCCCTATGAGTTTCTTGCTTCTCTCAAGAGCAAGTGGTGCGGATGGGGAATTCTTTCTCCGCCTGGTTTCCAATTTCCAGTCAAAGAATTGGTGGCGAGCCTGAATTTTCAAAAGAGGGGTTTACATAACCCCTCTTTTTTTGTATAATATATACTAAGAGAAATTTATTGATCTATGAGTGATTATAAGAAAACTGCACTTGTATTAGGTGCTGGTGGATTCATTGGAAGTCACATGGTAAAGAGATTAAAGTCTGAGGGATATTGGGTCCGTGGAGTTGATATTAAGTATCCCGAGTTTTCAATTTCCGAAGCAGATGAATTTGTTTTGGGAGACTTGAGGGACATGGGTTTTGTTCGATGTACCCTTGAATTCAAAGGCGAACAGGGTAATTTTTATAATTCAGTCCCTTATCGTTACATTCGCCCTTTCCATGAGATTTATCAGTTTGCTGCAGATATGGGTGGTGCTGGATTTGTTTTCACTGGCGAAAATGATGCAGACATCATGCATAACTCTGCAACCATTAATCTTAATGTTCTTGAAGCACAGCGTCAGTTTAATGAAACTTTTAATGGTGTAGATAATGGTACTGAATGTGTTCGACCTGTTCTAGACTATCAGACTAAAATCTTTTATTCTAGTTCTGCTTGCATGTATCCAGAACATAATCAACTTGATCCCAATAATCCAGATTGCCGTGAAGAATCAGCATATCCCGCAGCACCAGATTCTGAATATGGTTGGGAAAAACTCTTCTCAGAGCGGTTGTTTTTCGCTTATTCTCGTAATCACGGGATCCCTGTTCGGGTTGCTCGGTATCATAATATCTTTGGACCTGAAGGAACCTGGGAAGGGGGAAGGGAAAAATCTCCTGCAGCAATTTGCCGTAAAGTTGCCTACCTTTCAGAGGAAGGTGGAACTATCGAGGTGTGGGGAGACGGGTTACAAACTCGTTCCTTCTTGTATATTGATGAATGTATCGAAGCAACCCGCAGATTGATGGATAGTGATTTTATTGGACCTGTGAATATTGGTTCTGAAGAAATGGTTACTATTAATCAACTAGTAGATACTGCTGCTAAAGTCGCAGGTAAAGTTGTAGAAAAAAATCATATTGATGGTCCTCTAGGTGTTCGTGGTCGAAATTCTAACAATGATCTTATTCGCGAAAAACTAGGTTGGGATTACTCTCAAACTCTTGAAGAGGGTATTCGTAAAACTTATAACTGGATTAAAACTCAAATTGAATTAAAATGAAGTTACGACATTGTAAATATACTGCATCTACTGGGGGGTGCAGTTCGATTAATCATCCAGAAATGAATCAGCTGGATTGCATGTGGAACTGTGGGTTTTATTCTAATCAAACACAAGCATTTCTTTCTCTCTTAATCTTATTAAGTCATGGTATAGAACCTGATGTAATTAATTATTCAATGGGATTCAAGAGATTCAAAAAAGATGAGAATCGTGATATTTTCCCAGATTTTTATAAAATTGATTTTAATAAAAAAGTAAAGTTGTTTAAAAAAGTTGCTTTGCCTGACGAAAATAAAAAGCAATTTGGACTTTATGATTTTGAATATTATAATCAAGTAATTAATAAGTTTTTTAATCCAAGTGATTTAATTTTGGAAAGAAAAAATTTTTTAATGCAAAAATATAATATTAATCCTACAGAAACAATTTCTGTTCTTTATAGAGGAACTGATAAGTGGACTGAAGTTCGTTTATCGCATCCTTCAAATTATTTGATAGCGGTTAAGCAACTTTTACAAGCAACTTCTGCTAAAAAAGTTTTAGTTCAAAGTGATCAGACACAAGTTATAGATTATTTTAAAAATGAACTTGGAGATATGGTTATTCACTTTGAAGAAACTCCTTCGACTTACGGTACAGATGCAATGAACACTGTAATGGAGAACGAAGGGAAAGATACTATGGATTGGATGCAGTGGTTTGATTCTGCACTTAGGTGTGTTTCTGAATGTTCATATGTCGTCAATCATACGGGCAATTGTGGTTTATGGATGAATCTTTATCGAGGAAGTGTCAATAATGTTTTTCAATTTGATGAATTTGGTAATCTAAACTAATATGCAAAAATATTCTGATTTAGTTTTTCATCATCATACTGGACTTGGTGATCATTTCATTTGTAATGCAATTGTTCATGAATATGTAAAAATGACCGATCGTTTGCATATCCCTACTCATCATAGGTATTTTGAAACTTTAGAATGTTTGTATAGTGATTATCCAAATATTATTGTTCATTCTTTTCATGATGATTGGGCAACTCTTGAAAGAGAAATGTTTCCTTGGGCTCAACAGATGGGATACCCAATTATAAGACTTGGGTTTGAGAACTTAAATTATCGAGAAATGATGAGGAAAAATACTCCAAGAGGAGAAGGTGAAGCATATCCAGAAAAGTTTGCTCCAAACTTTGAAAGACAGTTTTATGAACAAGCAAATATGTTTTATAAAGATAGATATGAAAAGTTTGTTTTGCCTAAAAAAATTCCTGATGTTGATGAAGTCTATGAAAAATTAGTTGGTGATAATAATGACTACATTGTAGTTCATAAAAATTCAAGTTTTAGAAATGAATATCCCATAGAAATTTCATCTTGGAGACCTGATGAAAAAATTCCAAGCAAAGTAATTGAAATTAAAAAGGGGCAAACTAATAATGTTCTTTCTTATATGAAACTAATTGAAAATGCAAGAGAGATACATTGTGTAAACAGTGGATTTTTTCATCTTGTTGATAGTGTATGTACTAAAATTAATGCCAAACTTTTTTATCATGATATTCGATATAACACTATGCAGCAAATAAATTGTTTAGCAACAGGATTTAATCGCTGGAACATAGTTAGATACTCTCATTTAATGTAATGAAAAAAAATTTAATTCTTCATCATCATCCTGGTTTGGGTGATCATTTTCTTTGTAATGGTATGGTGCATCATTATGCACAAAAGTATGAGACTTTATATTTACCATGCAGAAAAAAGTTTTATAACACAATAGATTGTCTCTATCAAGATTTCCCAAATATTATTCCAAAAGCATTTGATAATGATTGGGATAATCTTGAAAAAGAAGTTTCTGATTGGTCTTCTGAAACTAAATTTGATTACCTTAAAATAGGTTATGATAAAGTCATTTATACTTATCTGGAAAGAGAACAATGCCCCCCAAAATGGGTTGGAATAAATTTTGAGAGACAGTTTTATGAACAAGCAGAAGTTCTTTATTCGGAAAGATATAGTAATTTCAAATTACCAAAACAAATAAAGGGAGCGGATGATCTTTACGAAAAAGTAGTTGGGAATGTAAAAAATTATATTCTTGTACACGATTCATCAAGTGCAAGCGATGAATATGAATTTGATATGTTTGGTTGGAGAAATGGCAAAAACTCTGACTTGACAATCATAAAAATAAAAGATAATATAACAGATAATCTATTAGATTGGATTAAAGTCATTGAAAATGCTACAGAGATTCATGTTTCCCCAAGTTCTGTATTTTGTCTAGTTGATTCTTTACCTTTAGACTTAAAAGCAGATCTTTATTTTCATGATCTAAGAGCTGATAATGGATTGCTGTTGGTAAATTCCCATTTAAATGATAATCGTTGGGTTATCGTTGAATATGATCAAAAAATATGAAAAACTATCAAAAAGATGATAATGGCGTAATAAAACAGATTATATGCAAACCAATTACATATGATCAAAAATATGTCGATACTAGATATAACTCTTATGGCGAATTGACAAACTATATGTCTTATCTAAGACTTGGATTTGTTATAGGTTCTCTAGGTAAAGTTCCAAATTCTATTCTTGATGTTGGATACGGGAATGGAAGTTTTTTAAAAACATGTAGTGAAATAATTCCAAATTGTTTTGGGTATGATGTTAGTGGTGTTAATTTGCCAAGTAAAATTAAAACTGTAGATAATATCTTTGATAGTCATTATGATGTCATTAGTTTCTTTGATTCTTTAGAACATTTTGATGATATTTACTTTTTAGATAAACTGCAGTGTGATTATATTTGTATAAGTGTTCCTTGGTGTCATAATTTTAATGATGAATGGTTTGAAAATTGGAAGCATAGAAGACCAGATGAACACCTCTGGCATTTTGATGAAAAATCTTTGAGGAGTTTTGTTGAGTCTCAAAATTATGAATATGTTAACCATACAAATATTGAAGACTCTATTCGTAAGACCGAGCATTCATATCCAAATATACTTACATCTATCTTCAAAAAAATAAAATGAAAAAGATTGCAGTTTCTACATGGTGTACTGATGACTATGCACCTTATCTAAGACCAGATAAGTTGCAAAAACTCATCAATCATTTTCATCCGGAGATAGACTTTCATATTTTTGGGACAGAGGATACAAAAAATATAACAAAAGAATATCCTTGGCTTGGTGCAGAAAATGTTAGGTTTTCTGATTGGATGATGGTCGTGACATGTCTTCCTTTAGTTGAAGATTATGATATGGTAATTCATATTGATGCAGACTCTTTTTGTATTGGTAGTCTTGATAAAGTTATTGATTCAAATGCAGAATTGATAGGAGTTAGAAACAATAACTTCTTTGGTAAAGCAGGATCAGCACAACCTTGTGTAAGTCCTTTTTATGAACCATATGGCGATGGTGGAATGATAGGTGTAAATGAGTTTCTTAATGCGGGATTTATTGCTTCAAATGATAAGCAATTTTGGTATGAGTGGAGAGACTTTAATAAGTTTGTTGCTGAGCAAAGTGATGGAAGAACTTTTACCTATAAACCATGGCCCTTAATTCGTAATGAACAAGATACTTGGAATCATATATTTCATGCAAAAGATAAGTATACAAGTGAAATAATTGATAGAGAGGGAAGTGGTGTAACTTATGGTATAGTTAATCAGTGGGGAGAAAAAGATCATTGTGAGAGTTGGAAAAATCTTTACATAAAAGACAACTCTGTTTATATTGATCACCCAATTACGGGAGAACCATTGAGAACAAGCATACTTCATGCCGCTGGAGTAGGTACAATGGAAACTATTAAACAATATGGTGACCATTATAACTGGTTATATGGTATAATTAAATCAGAAGTACGCGATTACATTCAAACAATTTTAGGAGAATAAAATGTCTGTTATTTTGAAAACAATTAAAGATCTTGAAACATATGATCTTTCCAAATCTAAAAAGTTTTTGGAGCACCATAATACACCTCATTCAAAAACAATTGCAATTCTTGATCAATTTGAGGATGGTTTTTATTCATTTCTTGAGGACAATGAAGATGTTGTAATGGTTGATCTTGGTGCTAATATTGGATTGTTTTCTCTTTATATGAGTTCTATCTGTAAAGAAGTATATGCAGTAGAACCAACTCCATCTCATATTGAAATTATGGGAGATATTTTAAAAAGTCTTAAGGTAAAAAATATTTTTCCACATCAAGTTGCTATTCATACTAAAAATGGAGAAGAAGAGTTTCAGTTGAATAGTAGCAATTCGACTATGAATTCTTTTCTTCGTCATGGTATTGATCCTGGTGGCACTGATAGTGTCATGGTTCCTACTACAACTCTTGCCGATTTTATTAAAAATACTGTGA